GGTGGCACAGCCTGGTCTGCTGGTAATGCAAGCGCGATTGATGCATATACCTATACGATTGTTAAGACTGGTAATGCTGCATTCACAGTGTTTGCAGCTCAGACACAGTTTAAGTGAGGTTAATAAATGGGTTTGCTATCGACTATTGGTGCAGCATCGGCTAGAGCTTACGGATTCACTCGGTCTGCTATTGCTGCTGCTGTCGATGCCTATTTCAATCGAGTAACTCTACTGTTGCCCGGTAATGGCACGAACGGAGCGCAGAACAACACGTTCCTAGACTCGTCAAGCAACAACTTCACCATCACTAGGAATGGCAACACGACGCAGGGTACGTTCTCGCCTTTTAGTCAGACGGGGTGGGGTGGATACTTTGATGGAAATGGAGATTATTTAACTTTAGCAAATAGCAGCAATTTTTCTTGTTCTGGAAATTTTACTGTTGATTTTTTTGCTTATCCAACAAGTTTTTCAAACACTCCAGTATTTTTTGATACAAGAACTGCTGCCGGAAATACCGCATCTATTTATTCATACATGAACACAAGCGGCAACATTGTCGCTGTTGTTGGTGGAACTAGCATTACTTCTTCTAGCACATACACGGCAAATAGTTGGTATTACATTGCTATTGTAAGAAGTGGAACAACTGTTACTTTATATGTAAATAGTACAAGTGCGGGAACGGCAACTGTAGCAACAAATCTTTCCGATACCGGAATGACTATTGGCGCTCCAATTGACCAACGCGTAGCAACGACATCCAATAAATTTACTGGTTATTTGTCTAACTTTAGGTTTAACAACACCACAGCACGAACAATATCATCTAATCCAACATCAGCTTTAACGGCTGATTCTGGAACTACTTTGCTAACTTTGCAAAGCAATAGATTTATTGATACAGCATCTTCTGCAGCAATTACTGTTGCTGGCGATACTTCCATCCAAGCCTTCAGCCCGTTCGCACCGACTGCTGCGTACAGCGCGGCGACGAATGGGGGCAGTGGGTATTTTGATGGGAGCGGTGATTATCTTGGTTGTGGCGCTCAAACAGCTTACGCGTTTGGAACAGGCACATTCACGATTGAGGCTTGGGTTTACATTACATCAAGATCAGCAGAAAGCATGATTGCCGCAACTAGAGCTTCAGCGGGAAGTGCTACTGGTTGGTCTTTAGGTGTTTCAACTACAGGAGGCGTTAATTTTTACAATAACGCTTTTATATTCAACAATCAAGGAACAGTTCCTCTAAATGCTTGGACGCATATTGCTGTTGTACGAGAAGGAACAGGAACTAATCAAACAAAACTGTACATTAATGGCGCAAGCATAGCCACTACAACCACTGCCCAAGATTTTACAAACACGACTCTCGGTGTAGGTAGTGTTAATGATGGTACTTCATCATTATTTTTGGGTTACATGCTTGGGTTTAGGATGCTAAAGGGTGCTACTGCATACACTGGTGCATTTACGCCTCCTATAGCTCCATTGGCTACATCAGGTTCTGCATCGGCTGCCTCTTACTCAAGCACGACAAATGTAAACACGACGTTTGCATCATCTGCTTGTTCTATCCTGCTCAACTTCACCAACGGCGGCATCATCGATGCCACTGCTAAGAACGTACTGGAAACTGTTGGCAATGCGCAGATCAGCACGACGCAGAGCAAGTTTGGTGGTAGCTCGATGTACTTCGATGGGACGGGGGATTATTTAGTCGGCCCGTCAAATGCGTTCTATAACTTTGGCACTGGCGACTTTACGATTGAGTGCTGGATTCGTTTCAGCACAGTCAATGCAGCAAAGATGATCGTATCCAGCAATTACAACTCTGGCACTGGTGGTGGTGGCTGGGCGTTCATTTACAGGGGCGACATTAGCTCACTATCAATGAGCGTAAATTCAAACGTGACCTATACGAAATCATGGTCGCCAAGCGCAAACACTTGGTATCACGTTGCTGTATGTAGGTCCGGCACGAACATGAGGCTATTTGTTGATGGCACTCAGTTGGGAACAACAAGCACAAGTTCCGACAATGTATCGGGTGCTTCGACAATTGTTGTCGGTGGAAATCTTGGAGGCGGCACCAATTTGACGCTTGACGGGTACATCGATGATCTACGCATCACCAATTATGCCCGCTACACATCCAACTTCACCCCGCCGACTGCGGCCTTTGCTCTGCAATAAGGACTGACCATGCTCTATACAAAAAACGGATCAATCCCCAAGCCTGAGACAGATGGAACTGAAGGCTGGATCGAAGTTGAGATGCCGCCAGAAGCGCCTGAAGGCAAAGAGGTGGTGTGGCTGAACTGGCAATGGGTCGTGCGCGATCCGAAGCCTGTTGACCGCGAAGGCTACCGCTGGAAATGGAACCACGACCAGATGCAGTGGGTTGAGTACCAGCTGCCGGGTGTAACAGCGCTGCCGACTGATCCGCTGCCGGCGATCACCAGCGACCAAATATCGGCGATGACGAGTGCAGACACCCAGGCCTTAACTTCTGAACAGATCAGCACCCTATGACGCCTGAGTTACAAAAATACTACGAAGACAGGTTCGCCATGATGGCCACACCAGGCTGGCGGGACCTGATTGACGACATTGAAAAAATAAAAGAATCGCTCAACAACATTTCTGTTGTAGAGAACGAAAAAGATTTACAATTTAAGAAGGGTGAGTTATCGATACTAACCTGGCTGTCCACACTAAAACAGGTCAGCGAACAGGCTTACGAGGACTTGCAAGATGAAAAGAATGTATGAATTTGTCTGCGAAAGCGGACAACGCATCGAACGGTTTACGTCTTATGAGGATAAAACCGTTAGTTGCAATTGCGGCAAGTTAGCCAGCCGCGTAATATCTGCCACACCGTTTAGGTTGGAGGGGTGGTCGGGGCATTTCCCGACGGCTTTTCATCAATTTGATAAAAAGCACCGCGACAAGCTAAAATCGGAGCAGAAGGCGAACAGATAAGCAGAAATGCCCTGTTCATGTTTAATCCTGGGAACCAAAAGATGGCAGGAAAAGGAACTTCGACATGTTGATAGATAAAGAACCCGAGATGCCGAGCGAAATCGAGGCAGACGACGCGAAACTACCCGAAATTGAAGATAGCACCAAGGCCCCAGCGCCTGAAGTGCCCGATCGATACAGAAACAAGTCGATCGATGACATCATCAAAATGCACCAAGAAGCCGAAAAAGTGATCGGCCGACAGGCGCAAGAAGTCGGGGAAGTGCGAAAGCTGGCAGATGAGCTTATCAAGCAAAATCTCAGCGGCCGATCGCAACCTGTTGAGCAAAAAGAGCCTGAAGTGGACTTCTATGAAGACCCTCAGAAGGCGATTCAGCAAACAGTAGCAACTCATCCTGACGTTGTAGCCGCAAGGCAGGCGTCGCTTGAGTTTAAAAAAATGCAAACGCAGCAGCGCATGGCGCAAGAGCACCCTGACTTTATGCAGGTGGCAGCTGACCCGGAGTTTCACGCATGGGTCAAGTCGTCTCCGATACGTTTGGAGCTCTACGCTAAGGCAGATGCTCAGTTTGATTTTGATGCTGGTAATGAATTGCTCTCTACCTACAAGGCTATTAAGGGCGTCAAGACGCAGCAGGTGCAGTCAGAAGCTAAAGACAAGCGCCAGCAGCAGATGAAGTCCGCACAAGTCGACACAGGTGGAACTGGAGAGTCTTCAAAGCGTGTTTACCGTAGGGCAGACCTGATTCGGCTAAAAATGACCGACCCGGCTCGCTACGATGCGCTACAGCCTGAAATTATGGCAGCATACGCTGAAGGTCGTGTGAAGTAATTTACTTTTGATTAATAGGAGTTAAACATGGCAACTGCATTTAGCCCAGCAAATAGTGTAACGACCACTACAGCAGCAACCTTTATCCCTAGCCTATAAATTTTGGGGATGTAAAACCTTCTCTGAAAAACTGGGAGCAAACTTCGGGTGTTGTGACCAGAGGGAACACGATTGAACAACATCGCAGTTCACGCCAAGGAGGCGTATGAAGCGGCTAAGTTGGAAGTACATTGCAGGTTTGGTTGACGGCGAAGGCTGTCTGGATGTGCAAGTAACTCGCGGTATTTATGTTAGGCCAAGGCTACGAATATGCTTGGCGGATAACTGCAAATTTATCCTAGACATACTGCACGCGAATCACGGCGGAGCTCTAATTCCCCGCCCGAGCACAAATAGCAGCTGGCAAAGTTCAACGTCATGGGAGTTGTGCGGATATAGTTTAGTCTGCCCTTTCTTGCGTAATTTTGCTAACCACCTATATATCAAACAAGAACAGGCCAAATTTCTGTTGTCCTTGGAGACAACAGTAAAGGGTAAACAGATCGCCAGCGAGGCAAGAGAGTTTATCCGGGATGAGCTTAAAGCAATGAAGCGTGACCCGCACAGACTAAGTGAGAAGGCACAGGAACGGCTTATAGCCATTCTGTGATGCGATAGTCGGGCCAGCTTTTTAGCTGGTGGGAAATTTGGTCGGATGAAATTGTTGCGTCGTACAAGAAGAACCTCGTTCTGGCCAATCTGGTCATGAAGATGAATTTCCGTGGCAAGAAAGGCGACACCGTTCACGTTCCGTCCCCAACCCGTGGCTCCGCCTCGGCAAAAGGCGCAACCAACGCTGTTACCCTGATTGCTGCAACCGAGAACGAAGTGCAAATCTCGATCGACAAGCACTACGAGTACAGCCGCCTGATCGAAGACATCGTTGAAACGCAAGCGCTGACCTCGCTGCGTCAGTTCTACACTGACGACGCTGGTTACGCTCTGGCCAAGCAGGTCGATACTGATCTGGTTCAGCTGGGCCGCGCATTCAACGGCGCTACGATCGGCACCAACGACTACGCCACCTCGGCTGCATCGACCAAGGCCTACATCGGCTCGGACGGCACCACGGCCTACAACAGCTCGACTTCGAACGCTGCTGCACTGACCGACGCTGCAATCCGTCGCACGATCCAGCGTCTGGATGACAACGACACCCCGATGGACGGTCGTTTCTTCATCATCCCTCCGTCGTCGCGTAATACCCTGATGGGCCTGGCTCGCTACACCGAGCAGGCATTCGTCGGCAATGGCAACGCGATTCGCAACGGCGAAATTGGCAACCTGTACGGCATCCCCGTGTTTGTTACCTCCAACGCTGACTACGGCGCAGGCAACACCGGCGCTGACCGTATCTGCCTGATGGGCCACCGCGACGCGATGGTGCTGGTTGAGCAGATGGGTGTTCGTTCGCAGACCCAGTACAAGCAGGAATACCTGGCAACTCTCTACACCGCAGACATGATCTACGGCGTGAAGGCCATGCGTACTGCTGCTACCGTCGGTGCTGCTACTTCGTCGTCGGCTTTTGCTCTGGCTGTTCCGGCCTAATTGAGCCCCCGGCCTTCGGGCCGGGGATTAACCTTTAGGAGAACATCATGGCAAATGCAACTTCCGTAGTAGTCCGCGCTGGTAACGACCAGT